CACTAACCGCCGTATATGTGTATGTTGGTGCTGATGAGTCTTTTCTAGTAGCGATTTTATTGCCGTTCGCGTCAAACGTTTCTAGTTTGAAATAAAGATTAGCTACTACAACGCCGTCGTTAATACCACCGCTATAAGTTTGACCCGGTATAATAGGGACGTCCACATAAGATATTAACCCGCTGGTCGTTGGATTAAGCGCTAAACTATATGAATTATTCATGGTAGCCGTTGCGTGCAATGTCCACTCGCTAAACGGCGGTAAAATGTTGTCACCCTCCGCAATCACATAAGGATTCTGCAAATGCTGGACCCCTTGAACCTTTGGATAACGGTTTAAAACGGTTGTTTCATCCCATGAAACTAGGATGTTTGCATATTCGGTTGCATCTACCTCGTATAGCGGAACTAATGGGTCATGTAAGACGGCCGTTTGGTTTAATTCGATTTCCAATTCAACATAATCTGTATTGATGGTTGAGGCAACGGTTGCTTGGTTTGTTCCAAATGGCGCTCTGCCGCTTGCCAACGCCGCCGATTGAGTAAATGAACCGTTTGTCGTTGTCCCTTGCAAAGTTTCTGTTCCGGTTGCTTGCGAAATAAATATACTAGCATTTGACGCCCCAAACGGTAATGCCGGAACCGTAACACCGATATTCTGACCCGCGGTAATGGTTATACTTGATTCCGGAGATACCAGAGTCTCACCGGAAGCATTTGCCCAGGTATAAACGACATAATAAGTGCCGGCCGCTAAACCACTACCCGAACCACTCGCCGTTAATGTTGGCGCAACTGTTGGGTTTGCTATCGTTCCGGATGCATCGGCATAGGCTAGGAAATGGGCGAAACCGTCCGATTGAATATAACTCGCTATACCGTTTCCGCTATTCAATAAATATGACAGTTTACTTACCCCATTGTTTGCGTGCGAAGGGACGAATGAGTTATTCCAAACCGTAAAATATGCAGTTAGATAAGCCTTATTCCCGGCCGGCCCGCTACCGTACCCATACCAATTGGCCGTTAATGTTTTAATGTTATCCTTACACCATTGCACCTTCTCCGCCAATGTCGCTTTCGGAATGCGGCCTAATTGGCGCTCGATTTCCTGGATAATGTCGAATGAGAACAGATGTTCTGCGTATTGTCCATTTTGGAGTTTACTAGCTAAAAAAGATGTACCATCTAATTTTGATGTTTGATTGTAATAAGTTGTGGAACCTTCCGAAAATCCGCCGGTTGTTGGGCTTTCCAACGTTGAAGAATATAAATATTTCATTATGTGCGGATTTTCAACCGTACTCGCGGAAACCTTATTCAAAAACGTCGCAATGCGAATCAATGCCGGTTTTTCTTGCTTACCAACAAACTTTGCAACCCCTTGAACCGTTGATGCATCGGCCCATTTTAATTTGGTATGTTTAGCGGTTAGAACATAGTTTTTAAGCGGGTCGAGAATGGATGAACCCATTGAAACTAATGTGCGGCCTTGCACCTCAACATCCAAACCGGAGTTAATACTCGCGTTTACTACTTGTACACCCTGTTGCAATAATTGCGTTTGCGAATTGGCTTTGCTTGTCGCGGTATTTAATGCGGCCGTTGTGCTTTCTAATTGACTAACCCGCGGTTCTAAATATGTCGGGTCGCTGGCCGTTCCTTTTTTAACTAATCCCATTCAATTTACCCCCTTGCCCATGCGCGATAAGCGGATGTTGTTGCAATGACTACTTGTGTAAATGGATCAAATTTCTCGTCAAAAACCTCCGTTGACTTTACCGGAAACGTAATACTCCCAACTGTAACCGTAACATCCCCGGAACCGTCGTTTGCAATCATTAGGCTAGTACGCGGGCCGCTAAATGTTTTGGTAATGCCGGCCGATCCGCTCCAAAAATCTTTTACGTTAACTTTTGATGGTTGGGTTGGTAGCGGGTTTAAATCGTCTACCGGTTGACCGTCCTTTGTATATAGAACTTGTGCCATCTTATCCATCCCCCTTTTAAAATTTACAAACTGTTTATCTATTTCAATATCAATATGGCGGCTCTCCATTTAATCAACCTCCATTTTAAAAAAGGATGGGATTAAAAACCCCATCCCCAAAACGTTTAACCGTTTGTGATTAACGCAACCATTCTAATTTGCTTATCTTGATAAACTTTGGTCCAGTTTCCAACGGTTTCTAATTCCGCGTTGGTAGGAGCCGCGCCCGCAACCGTAACGTTATTGAATTTAACGCCGCGCGGATGTAGGATGTAATGTTTGCGGTTGATAAGAATATCATTTCCCGCTAATGAATCGCGGTCTGTTTCGGTTGGTACTTCCGGTTGACCTTCCGCATATCCAATTGCACCCTCTCCGAATAAATAAGAGGTATATTTAAATCCGCTTGTCGATCCAGCAACTACCGGGCAACTATCATCAACAATAACACGCTTGTCCATGTATGTTGGGATATTAACTGTTCCATCGCTTGATTTAACATACTGGATTAAATCTTGCTTAACTAGGTTAAAATATGGAACCGAATGCATGACGATACCTGTTAACGATCCATGAGCATCCCCTAATTTTGATAGCGTATCAACAATTGCGCCGCCACTGATCTTGTTCGATGCCGTCGCCGTTAACCCGGCCTCGATTGCAAGGTTGTTAACGTGTGATGTTGATAGCGTTCCACCGAATACACCTTTAAGCGTTGAAATTAACGCGTCTTGCATTCTTAGTGTCCAATAGTTTGAAACTAACTCTCCGATGGCTCCCATTGGATCGTCGCCGGACATTGTTGCCGCTAAATCATTAGTGGACCATGCTTTACCTCTAAATAATTGTGTTGCAACGTCCTGGCCGCTTGTGATTTTTTCCGGAGTAAGCGCGCCGTTATCAGATAACGTTTCATCTGCTCCGCTTAAATCGTTCCAATATGGCATATTAATAATTCTGTTTCCTTGACCTACTCCCAATGCTAAATCCGGAACGGCCTTAACAATGCCGGATTGGAATAAATCGGATTTTTGCATTGTACGGTTGATTACATACGGATTAAAAACCGATGGTACGATTACATCCGCAATTCTAGTGTTTGCCATGCTTTTTATCTCCCCTTTGTTTTATATTCTAAACTCCAGCGGCGGCCATTAATTGTTTGGCTAATGCTGGATCATCGCGCAAAATTTGCGCCTGTTTAGTAAGGTTAAATGAATCCTGTTTCCATGGATTAACAACCGCGGCTCCGCCTCCCTGGCCTCTACCCGGATTGCCTCCATTATCTTTAAATTTGGCATCAACTTCCGCTTTGATAGCGGCTTGCCATGCGGTTTGGAACGCGGCAATGTTTTTATCCGCATCCTCTTTTGATTGGCCAACTAAAAAATCTTTGAAAGATAGCGGCAATTTTGCCTCTGTTAATTTGTCGATGGTATGCAATGCAACCTCTTTGGCGGCAATTGCATCCTCTCGCGCTTTTAACTCTCTTTCATATTTTTCTTTTTCAAATTGCGCTTTTTGATCGTCGCTCATTTTCTCTTTTAACAAGCGCTCTTTTTCCTCTTGCTCCGCTTTGAGTTTGGCGGCGTATTCGGTCCTTACTCGATCGCCGGCGCTTTGCTCCGCTTTTTTAACGGCCTCCGCAATCATGGCTTGCACTTGTTCGGCGGTTAATGCGCCTCCAGCTTGTCCGCCCTGGCTTTGGTCCGTTTTCAATGCGGCATCATGTTCCTCTTGTGTGATGGTGCCGGCATCTAATAATTTTTTTAACTCCGCGGCGAATTGCTCCTGGGTTAATGTTCCCTCTTGCAACTGCTTTTTCAACGCCTCAATCCCCATTATTACCTCTCCTTTTGAGTTTCCGGACGCATTACCCTCCAAACGAGTTTAATAGGCCCAAACCCTCTAAATTTCTAAATCTATTATAATCGTAAACCGCAAAAATTGACAATTTATTATTTTATTTGATGTTGTGTTTGTTTTGATTCATCAACTTTTTAAAACTCTTAAACTCATCAACAACTTTTTTAGGCGCTCCATCTTTCAAGCGCCATTTACCCGGATTATTAATAAAAAACGGACTATCTAAAAATTTAGGTCTTTTAACCTCCATTACGTCAACCCCAATTGTTTAATATGTTTCATTAGCACTTTTCCAAATTCTGCGGCCACCCTCCGCGGTTGTGGCGATGTCATCCACTCATTAAACGCCTCTGCAAAAAATTCCATTGGATCGCTCGCGGCATAATCGCCCAATTCGGCGCTTATATCATCCGGCGTTAAATTCAAGTTGTTTAAAACTTCCTCTTGAATGATCGATGAATAATAATCCCCATTTGCTTTTTGATTCATCATCCATTCAACGGAATGCCCCAACTCATGTGTTACGATACTAAAGCCATTTGTCCCTTTGGGATGCCAATTCGCTTTTACATCGTTTTCATAACGTTGTAACATCGTGTTTTTATCCGCAAATTCTTCCTCATTTACAAAAATCATGCCTTTAAATTGAAATCCAATCATGCCGTTCATTTCCTCTGCGGTATCTGTTTGCAATGAAACCTTTCCCGCTAAGAATGGGAATTTATTAAACACTTGCTCCGTATTAATAACGGCGCCCTTTGCAACATCAAACGGAATTGAGTTTAAATCCAAACGTTTTAATTTTAATTGATCTTTTGCATATTTCAATAACTCGTTATAATCCTTTGCATCTGCGGCGGTTGGTTGTTTTTGTTCTTTTGGAGTTTCCGCAACCTTTTTAACCGGCTCTTTTTTCGGAGTGGCGGCCGGTTTCGGTTTGCTTGTTTTTGTTTCATCCGGCTCTTTTATATTTTCCTTTTTCCATTGGTCAAACGTTACCCGCTCAATGTCTTTTAAATCCTTTTTCTCCAGGCGGTCAACGGAATACGTTAAAAAACAACGGCAATTTATAGACGATGCCGCCGCCGGTAATTGACCTGGAGCCGGCCCTTTGCTTAATCCATCATCAAATAACTGATTCATCGGGATTTTTTTGTTGTTTAGCTTGCGATGGTTTGCAATGCCACCTTTGCCTTTTTCCGGCCTAACCCGTTCATCCTCTAATGTGTTCCATTGCTTTAACATGATAACGCCGTTTTTGTCTGCAACATCCATTGCGTCATGCTTTGCGCTCTCCTGGACCCTATGCCCTTCTGTTCTAACAATGCGCATTGCCTTTATTGCATCGCCCTCTAATTCGCCTTTTAATCGTTTGGCCATGGTTGAATAACTCTCATTATTTTGCAATCCCAACGTTATTTGGCGTTGAATTTGCGCAATGATGTATGCGCGGCGTTGCTGGAGCCGCTGGTTTAAAGTTAAACCATTTACCGGGTTATCCAACATTGCTTTAAATGTTTCCGGCCTTACTGCTCTATAACCTATTTTCTTTTTTATGTGCATTTCCATGGCGTGGCCGGTTAAATAATAACCCTCTTTGTATGTTTCGCCCATGGCCTTAAATAATGTTGATCCGAAATCCTTATAATGAGCGCTTAAAATATGCTCCATCCGTTGATTTAACTTTTTAAGGCGGTCAAATTTCAACATTTCCTGGAGGCTTAATTTGCCGTCCTTTTCAAATTGCTCATATTGTTTGGCCATTTCGGCCCGGATCGCAATTAATACCTTTGCATATCGTCGGGCCGTTTCCCTTTGTTGTGCCTGGATCAATTGGCCGATCTTGCGGTTAATGGTTTGTATTCGCTTATTTAAATCATCCAATTAATTCAACCCCTTATGCATCCGGGTTATTGTCTTTGTTACCGGGATTATTGCCGCCGTTATTGTCGATTAAATCCGGGTTATCTAAATCCAATTGTGCTTTCATTTCCTCATGCTCTTGTGAAATTAAATCCATTTCCTCATCAACATCCTTAACAACCGATAATGTTGATAATGCGGTCCGTTTGGACGTAATGCCCGCCAATGTTGTTGCCGCGTTTGCCTCATCAACGATATTAACCGGAATATTGCGGGTATAGACTAAATCCAATGCCTTATAATCAAATGGGATGCTTTTAACGTTCCATGCACTCCCCAAAACTTTAAACATATAAAGCATTGCGGCCTCATGTTTTCGCTCGAAATACTTTGCTTTAGTCTCTAATGCAAATAGTTTATATTTCATTGCTGGCCCTGTTACCTGACCGCCTCCGAATGCATCCGTAAAATTAACGTGCTTTGCAAATCGCGTAATATTGGCCTCCACGCGGTCCAAATGGCTATCAACATATGCTGGGTTTAATTCCTTAACCATCCATTCGATGCTCTCGCCATCCGACGATGAAGGGATAAACAACGCACCTGTTTTGAGCATGGCGGCAATAACGTCTTCATCCGGCTCATACCCAATAAACTTTAAATAGGCGTTTCTAAATTGCTCGATTTCGCTATTCATATCGGATAATGAGCGGTCGTAACCGTCTATTAAACTTAAAACCTTGTCCCCATCGCCTTGCAACTCTGCATTGTTAGGAACCCCGAATAATGGGCAATAACTAAACATATGGTCTTTTTCTTCCACTAATTGACCTTGGATAAATGTATAAACTTTGGTTGAATCATAAACATCTACCCTCTGTTTATCGTCCCATGTTGTATAGTATCTGATTCCAAATTGAGGCTCCGTTATTTCGGTAGTTGATAAAATGATTGCCTCCCATGGATCAACGCGCATTACTCGTTCCTGGCCCTCTGCGTCGATATAACACAAACCGGCATCATATCCACACATTGCCGCAAATTTTCCAACCTCTGCGTTAAAATCATCAAAACTATTAATCTTTTTAAAATCCTCAATAGTTTTTACTGCGGTTTCATAGCCGGCAACGCCTTTATCATAATTAACCGTTACCGGTTGCCCGAATAAATATCCTACTTTTGTATCGATAATCTCACCAAAAAAATCATTGGCCAATTTGTTATTGATCTTTTTAGCGGCCTCTCCCTCAAATTCTCTTACTAAAATCGGAGTTGTTTGTTGTCCGGCATATTGTTGATAACGGCCGTACCTGTTTAATGTTCTCGCTTGCAATGATCCATGATCCGTAATGATTGCATTAACCAAATCCCAATGGATGCCCTCAATGGCCATTCGCTCCGCGTATTTCTGAAACGTGTTTAATGTTCCGGCCGTAAAAAAATTAATTGCTGACATTTAAATAAATCCCCCTTTAAATTGGTATAGCTTTGGCCGCTTTTAGCTTGCCTTTGTGTTTCATATCGTCCTCGAATGCATAACGCGTTGCGTCGATAGTATGGTTGTCCTCCTCTTGGAGTTTAGACATTGGCCGCCCTTGCGCATCAACTTTATAATCGATGTTTTTAAATTCGCGGTAAATGTTCGGCGTCCTTTTTGGATCAATAACAATTTCGTCTAAATCATCCAACCATTTCTCCCCATGTTCGATGGAGCCTGGCCCCTTTTTCGCGCCCTTAATCTTCACATCATGCAATTTAACCTCATCAACGCTCTTTGGCTCCGCGCTATCGGCAATCGTTGTAAATGTTGCGGTTTTTTTCTTTTTCAATTCCTCTGCAATCTCTCGGTTTGAAATCTTCACCCCGTAAACCTCATCCATTGCGTATATGGTCCGCTTTTTCTTGTCGTAATGCCATTTAACAAATGCCAATGGATCGTTTGCATAACCCCAATCCAGGCCCT